CAGCTTCCCAAGCTGATAACGAGGGTTCGATTCCCTTCACCCGCTCCACTAATTTCAAGGCCTCCAGCGGTGCATGAACGTGCCTGCAATCAGTTGGGGGCCGTTTTGGGGGCCGTTTCAGGCTTTCGACTGTTTGGATGTCCAGGCGACGTCTACTGACTTGTAATCAGTAGGACCCGGGTTAAATTCCTGGTGCCGGTACCAAACAAAACAAAGGCTTGCAGCGATGCAGGCCTTTTTTTTGCGCTACACGTAAGAAGCGCAAAATCCTCAGTTCTCCCAAAGGTTGCCAACGGCACAACTAACGCCCCTGCATTTGAGTAGGGCCTGTTGAGGGACAGCTACGATGACTACAAGCACTGAAGATCCCTCCCATATCTCCCAGTTGATGAAGAAGCACGGAGCTCTCTTCAGTAAGCATTTTTCATCAAAGCTCGATGAACAGACTGCTGTACTGAAAGCCCATTTGCTCATCGAAAGCATAATTCGGGACTTCTGCTACAGCTCGGTTCGACATCCCGAACACTTACGGAAATCACGCCTCAGCTTTCACCAGATAGTAGGACTGGCGAGATCGTTGATGTTTCTTGACTCCCCTGCGATCGATACATTCTGGGGAATGGTGAATCAGCTGAACCTGCTGCGTAATCTTATGGCACATGAGCTGGAGCCAAACGAGGACAAGATTGAAGCCTGTAAGAAGGCTCTGATGTCCGCAGCGAAACTGAGTTCGCTAAACGATAGCCTTTCCTATCTATGCGGGGTAATGCATTCGTTACTCCCTGTCTCCTTGGAGTTGCATCACAATCCGCAATCTCTCGACGACCCTGGCTCAGAGGAGGAGAGCAAATAAGCGTCCCCTCGGCCTCGCTCGCTTAGCTCAGTCGAGATGGAGTTGTATTGGGTTCGTTTGTGTATTTGCACGCATAAACAGCAGATGGACCTGGTCAGCACCCACCTCCCAGGTGCTTTCGGCATTTCATGTTGACCCCTCGGAAAACGGTTAGGACGGTTAGTTTTTTTGCCACCCCCCCTGAAAGCCTTGTATTGCGCGACTCTGAGGTCGATGCCATAGGTTAGCTTTAGGGTTATGAGAGGTAATTTCCTAACTTTTATAACCGTTAAAAACTTAATCAATAAAATCCTTATAAATCAGCAGCTTACAATTTAATAACCTCAAACCTAACCATAACTAACCCTCCAAAGTTAGCGCCCAAGCCCAACAAACACGGGGCCTGCAAAGCAGCCATCTCCCCATTTTCAAAAACTAACCCTTTCCCCGAGCCGCTTCTCAGAATTGCCGTGAGACTTCGCTCCAGCCACGCCCTCAAAACAGCCTACCCTCGCAGGGATTCGCAGGCTTTTTCACTCCTATCGATGCCAGAGCGAGCCCAGCCAGGCCCACGCCGCAGCACATGCAGGGCGTGCAGAAAAAGCGCCCTATTTAGCCCGCAGGCGTGGCGGGGGGACGACGGCGCGCGCCAGGTGAAGACCCACCCTGGCTCGCCGATTTCTGGAAACAAGGGACTGGCTTGCTGAAAAATTGATGATCCGGGCATTCCGACTACGCTTTCGACTTGATATCAATCCGATATCTTTTGAGCGAATGGAGGCGGCGATGGCATCTGTCTTGATCACGTACGATCTGATCACCCCAGGAAAAAAGTACTCTGAGCTTCACAATGCGATAAAGGCGCTGGGCTCCTGGTGGCATTGTGTCGAGTCCACTTGGATCATTAAGTCAGATCTTTCAGTCGTGCAGATCCGCGACGCGTTGAAGAAGCATGTCGATGCGAATGACAAGCTATTGGTCTTGGGGCTTTCAGGCGTAGGAGCGTGGGTAGGTTTAGATAAAAATTGTTCTGACTGGCTTACCAGCAATCTCTAGTCAATTTGCCTCCTTGGCGGGGGCTGTTCACCTTGGCGAGGCGATAGCTCTCATTGGCGAGGAGAGAGAGGGTAATCGCGCCGCGCTTGAGTGCATGCGCCAAGCTCGAGGCAGACTGTAAAAACAATTCGAAAACGTCGAGAAAGGCCCCCCCACCATGAGCGAGAACGATATGACCGCGCCAAAAAATCCGTTTGAAGGGCTGCCGCTACATCACCTATTGTTCCTAAAGTTGCGCGACGGCGGCGGTCCGGCAAAGGTGGCACACGCTGTGGCCGAGCAGCACGGCATCACCCTTGACGAATTGAAGGAGTATTGCCGTTTGGCCGGTGAAGAACTGATGGCCGAGCGCGGAGAACTGCTGGTGTACGAGCAGCCGGTGTACGACTGGGCGAAGCGGTAGACCGTCTCATTACGAGTAACGGCGTTTATGTTCAACAGGCCCCCACACCTAAACCAGGTGCGGGGGCCTTTTTCATGCGCCTTGGAAACCAGCACCGCCAGGGCTGGTCTACCATTCCCTGACGGCTCGGTTTTACACATGGACCGCACTGACTTGAACCGGAATCCTACTCATGTCCTACGCCTATGAAGGATTAGCGACCGTCGGCGTGCTGGCCCTGTACCGGGGGCGGCCGCCGAATGAACTGACCACGTTGGAATTAAATGTTCGGGTGCTCAACATCGACCCGAAGCGCTTTCGCCTGGAGTTTGACCATTACCTGCAAGGCCCCAAGAAAGCCAATGCGCTGCGCGTGGTACTGCCGGGCGGGCTGCTGCTGCAAGGCTGGATTGTCGACGGCAGCAACGAACCGGCCGGCGGCTGGCTGCTGATCGACGTCGCGCAGGACGAACTGCCACTCGAACCGCCGGCGCCCGTGAACGGCTGGAAATGGGAGTAAACATGGATAACGCCTTGACGGCACTGCACCTGCCGCCTGCGGTGAAAGCGCAAACCCTCAAACTCCTGGCGCAGATTGCCCAGGCGCGTACGGCGGACGACCTCTTTCGCGCCAGTGACCGCGCCGAAGGCTTCGTGCTGGGGCTGGAAACGGTCGAAGCGCTGAACGCCGCGAGTATCGAAGGGTTGTATGTGGCCTTCGAACAGACGGCCACAGCGCGCCGCCTGGAGCACGAACAATGATTGGCGACGGCATCCACGAGGAGGTGTTGCGCGCCTTGGTCGAACAGCGCGCGGTGCGCGAATGCCTGGTGGCCAAGGTCGACGGCGGCCCCGCTTGGGGCTTGTCGATCCGCCTGGGCGGCAGCGGTGCGCGCTGGGTGCCGGTGCGCTCGCGGCGTGAGCGCCTGCGCACCTGGGCCAGCTTGACCGCCGTGGGACGCTTTGCCGATGGTATTGGCTTGCGCGGCTTTAGTGTCGAGCTGTGACGGGTAAGGGAAACAAACGACAGGCACAAAAAAACCGCCGTTGGAGGGGCGGTTAGTTTGTGCGAACCAATTGGAGGTTGGTTCGCCGGTTCGCTAAAAGCGTCGAGACAAATCGATCATAAATTACGTATTCGGCTTTGTGCAAGGTAATACAAGTTAGTTCGTCGGCATTTGAGCCGGTGAATTCGCCGCTAATCCGTTGGATTCGAAAGATGAGATATCCCGCTAAGTGGCGAAGTAACCCCGCGTAACCTTGCGCAACCCAGCGCAATCAAAGGCATTTGCTCTTTCGGGAATATTCCTAGAACGTCACGTCGGTGCGCCGTCAAGGGTTTTCCGTCCATCTGAAAATAAACATGAAAAAAGCGTCAAAGTGCTTTTTTCTGGCATAGGTTTTGGAGTATTACGTAACCCAAGGGCGATGTTTGCCCCGGTCTCTGCCGCATCCACGTCTGGAAAACGTGCCGGATTGGCAAGGGTCGATTAACACCTGGCTCGCTAAAAGTGTCGAGACAACCCTTTTAGTAAACCGTCGTTCTGCCCGGTAAGGGCGACGGGGTCAGGCTTCTATTGGAGAAGCCGCTTATGCTTCTTTTGAAATGGGCTCGCCGTTCGTGGCAGGGTTTCTACGCGATATTGCGTATGCATCACCTTGTCGAATTGCTGCGAGATCACTTCGACGACCTGACGTAAGGGTCTAAGAGTGGGCCGCTTCAGCTTCCGCTGAGGCGGTTTTTTTTCGCTCAAAGTAAAACCCAAATGATATGAAATTGGTTCTTACCCTCTTGGTAAGTAGACGGTAATCGATGAAAACCTTGGAGATCCCTGCTTCGGATTGATGATGATCATTTGTCGGAAACTGGCTCCAGCGGCCTCCAGCGAATTACCTCTTCGCCCAGCCATTCGTTGACCTGCTGCAGGCGCGCCTGGATTGGCTCCAGCTCGTTCATCGCCCAGATCTGCGCCGCTTCCTTGATCGAGCCAAAGCCGCCGGCATTCTGCGGAACGATGCCCATCAATTGAGGCGGGATCCGCAACGCGGCGAGCATGTCATCGCGGCTGATGTTCTTGATTGAACCGAATTCGTCCTTCGCCGCCACCTCACTGACAGGGATCAATTGGATGCCGTCCTTCTTGCCGCCCGGGGCGTACATGAACAGGTTCCGGAAATTGCCCGGTCCCTTCGCGGACTTCAGCGCGCTGCGCAACGCGGCAACGTCCGTCTCGTTCTGCGCGGTGTCGGTCATGTACATGATGAAACCGGCGTGACTGCCGTTGTTGTAGTACTTGCGTCGGAACAAGGTCGCGGACTCGTTGAGCAGAGCGCTCTGCAAAGCAGGTAGCCACTCGGGCAGGCCGTATATTTCCTGATTAATATCCGCCTCGCGCTGGTGGTAAACCGTCCCACGCTTGAATTCGTACTCGTCGCGCCACCCGCGCACTTGGTAATAGGTATCTAGGTCCGCGCCGCGTCGCATGTACTTGCCCAAAGCGGGCTGCAGACCTAGCGTGCTGCGCAACATGTTCTCGCGCTTTTCCAGATAGCCGTTGCCGCACCAGAGAAAGTCCAGGGCGAATTGTTCGAAGGTCTGCCGTGACAGCAACTTGTGGGGGATAAAGGTGCGGGCCAGCATGTTGCGCTTGAAATTCAAACCCGATTGCAGGAACACGCTAGCCCGGGAGGATTTGGCCAACCCATCAAGGGACATTGGCGGTTCATACCAACGACCGTTCAGCCAGCACTCCAGGTAGTCGAGAATCCCTCGCTCGTCGAGCACCGGCGTGGGGTCTCCGAAGGTGAAGGCTTCCATCTTGCTGCCCGTTGTCGGCATCACCTGTCCCTCGGCCACAATCGGGGCTGAAGTGGACGATTGCGTGGTTTCGCTGCGGCTGTTGCTCATCAGTAAATCTCCATGAAGCCGGTATTCGTTGAGGTTTGGCCCTCAAGCGGTTCGTTCTGTAATGCGTGGAAAAGCGCCCATGCGAGATCCGCGTGTCCGGTCTCGTCGGTGCGGCCTGCCGTGTAAGTGAACTGCCGGCCGCTGGCCGTGATGGTTTTGCGAATCGCCATCAGCGACTGGGCCATGTCGATCCAGCCGGCGTCGAACTCCAGGCGTCCTTTGTGAATAACGTCGTAGGCCTTGAGCACCAGGCGCGTCTTGACCTCGGGGGAATAGCTGAAGGTCGTCACGTTGGGGAAAAATTGGCGCACCAGCTGGGCCACGCCAGAGCCCATACCCGTGATGTCGATGCCGATGTAAGTCACCCAGTAGCGCATCGTGACCAGGCGGATCGCCTCGGCCTGCGCGGCGAAGTCCATACCGCGGAACTGGTGGCGCTCGAGCACGCGGAACTTTCCACCTGGAACAGTTGGCGGGGCCACAACCACTAAGCCGGAGCTGTCGCCGGTTTCCGCTGGGTCATAGCCAATCCACACCTGCCGATCGGCAAACGGCCGTGCGGCAAAAGGTTTGTAGTCCTCGGACCACTCAACCCAGCTGTCGACCATGCAGGGCTGCAGGACGTTGAGCGGGAAGATGCTCGCCCCGTCGTCGACGAACTGGCACATCAACAGGTTCGCGAAGGCGTCCGCGTTGTACTCGAGGCGCAGCTCTTCCAGGTCGAACAGGTCGCAGCCGCGCTGCTCGGCATCCAGGATGGTGACGATCTGGCGCCAGATCCGGTCCTCGCAAAGTCGGCCCTGCTGCAGCGCGTCGTGCGACACGTCGAGTTTCAGCCGCTGGGCCACCGGCTTGCCCTTGTTGAAGCGCTCTCCGGTCCAGAACGTGTAGGCCTCATGCGCCATGCTAGATGGCGTGGAAAAGTAGGTGCGACGATATTGCTTCTGCATCGCCATGCCGCTGGCGACCTTGTTCAACTCGTTGAACTTGAACGTCCAGAAGAATTCGTCAAAGTAAAAATTACCGTGGTAACCCTGAGCGGTTCGGGCATTGGTACCGAGGAAGTGCAGCTCGGCGCCGTTGGCCAAAATGATCGGGTCACCGGTGAGCTCGACACCGCAAACCTCGCGGGCGAAACCTTGAATGTATGCCTTGAAGATGTGCGCCTGGTTCTTCGACGCTGACAGAAAGATCTGGTTGCGTCCGGTGACCAGGGCATCAATGAACGCCTCCCGGGCAAAGTAGTAAGTGGCTCCGATCTGCCGGCTTTTCAGGATCGCCCTGGTGCGCTGATTGCTCGCCCGGTACCAGTCCAACTGATAGCCGAAGCATCCGTCTTTGAACGCCTCGGTCAGCTGCTCGATCTGCTCTTCGCTGAATTCGTTGCGAGCCGCCTTCTTCTTCGGGCCTTCGTTGCGTTTGGCCAGGTTGGGATTGAGGTCAGTGTCAGTGCCGCCGGCCTTGTATCGCTCGATCCGGGCTTGCCGTTCCAGCTGACGGTGCAGCAGGTCGATCTCTTTGAAGTCACCGCCGGTTTTGCCGTCCTTGAGGATCAGTTGCACCAGGCGTGCTTCCAGGGCACCACCGATGCGCTCGACGTTATCGGCCCGGTCCCATTCATCACGCGTTTTCCACGCATGAACGGTCTTTTCCTTTTCACCCAGCATTTCTGCGATCGCGCAGATCCGCAGGCCGGTCCAGTAGAGGAACTTGGCCTGACGGCGGTTATCGCGGATGGGAGTGGCTTCGGTTGTCGTCATGGCGGCGATGCTGACGCCTCGCGCGCGTGAAGGCGTAGCGATGTGCCATGTAGCCCACGGGCTTACAACTGACGCTGATTGCTCGAATCGACGCTACTGCCGACGATGCACCTCAACGCAACTGCATTCAGCAGCATCGCTTTGAGGATTTCCCGACATGAAGAAATTTCGCAGCAACTGGTTCCGTGTCGCCGTTGAGGGCGCTACCTCGGACAAGCGCACCATCAAACGCAGCTGGCTGGAACAGGCTGCCAAAAACTTCAACCCGACCACCTACGGCGCCCGGATCTGGCTGGAGCATTTCCGCAGCTTGTTGCCTGACAGCCCGTTCAAAGCCTACGGCGACGTGACGGCAGTCAAGACAGAGGAAGTGGAGGTCAACGGCCAGACCAAGCTGGCCCTTTTTGCCCAGATCGAACCGACCGCTGATCTGATCGCCATGAACAAGGCGAAACAGAAGATTTACACGTCCATCGAAATCGACGACAGCTTTGCCGACACCGGCGAGGCCTACATCGTCGGTCTCGCTGTGACCGACTCCCCGGCGAGTCTCGGCACAGACGTGCTCGCGTTTTCAGCTCAAAAACCTGAAGCGAGTCCATTCAAAGACCGCCACTACTCCGCGAGCTCGATGTTTACCGAGGCGGTGGAAACCGAACTCACCTTCGAAGAAATCGAAGAAAAGCCCGGTCTCGGTGCCCAACTTTTCAGCAAGGTGCAAGCCCTGCTCTCTGGCAAACAGGCCAAGGATGACGGCGAGTTCGCTCAGATCAGCCAGGCCGTTGAAGCCGTCGCCGAGCACGTCAAGGATCTGCCCGACCAGTTTGCCGCTGAGAAGAAATTCTCCGCAGATCTCAAAACCAACCTGGACAAGCTCAGCACTGAGTTCAACGAACTGATCAAGCGCCTGGGCGACACCCAGGATCACAGCCAAACCAAACGGCCAGCCGCGACCGGCGGCGACGGCGCTGTGCTGACCACTTACTGATCACTTCGGCCCCCTACAAGCTCCCCAGGAGAACACCATGCGTAACGAAACACGACTTGCCTTCAACGGCTTCACCAAACAGGTTGCCGCGATCAACTCCGTCGGATCGGTGGCGGAAAAATTCACCGTCACCCCTT